TTTTTTTTGATTAAAACCAAATCCCCGTTAGGGAATCTTCGAACCCTATTTTTATTTCTTTTTTGTTTTTGCTTCTTGTCAATACCCAAAAAGAAAAAAGAAAAAAGAAAATGTCAATACTCAAACGCCCGCGCGGACGTACATGTCAATACTGTCAATACCCAAACCTACGTACGTGTACGCGCCCGCCCGTCATGCGCACACATGTACGCACACGCGGGGATTCGGTATTGACAGTATTGACAATGCCCCATTTTGCGGGGTTTGAGTATTGACAAACAGGGTTTTTGGTGAATTCAGGTATTGACAATCCCGTGCCACGCGCACATCAGATCCGTTTGTGATACTTTTTTGGGTATTGACAGTATTGACAGTATTGACAGAATTCACCTTGTGGCGTGCAACCATGACGGCGGTGGCATGTGGGATAATCATGATTGCACCCCAAAAAGTGAATTTTCTTCGATGAACCGGCGGAGTATCGCTTTCACGTACGCCGCACGGTCGTAATGTTTGAACGATCCGTATCGCAGATACAGATACAGCGCGTTAACCCCCTCGTTTTTGATCCGAGATGTTGTCACCTCGGTGCGGGTGAGATGGCGGTGAGATTGTTTTTTGGAGTTGATCTTTTGTTTGGCCGCGTCGCGGTTGAGCATTTTGACCAGGTACACCGCGAGACGGTGAGTGTTCCCTGCGACGTGTTCCGCTTCGAGATAGAGCTCATAGATTTCGTGACGGTCCCCGACGTCGTAGTCCAGATCTACCATGAGCTTGCCGTCGATCCGCTTTACGCGGTCATGGTTGTAGCGTGATCGCATCATGTTCTCGAAATACTTCATGCTCCGATCATCACGATCCATGACGAACTGGACGGGGACATACTTCACGATCCGCTGTGGGATTTCAATTTTGGCCACGTTTAAAATCCTCCCTCAAAATAGATCCTTTTCCGGTCAGCAGAAAAACAGGGTTTGCTCCCATCTCTACCATCTTTTCCAATTCTGAATGCGTAGCATCCGACCCGTCTGTCTCTCTGCTGTAGAGTGTACGAGGAGATATCCCGATCTTTTTGGCAAATGGGGTTTTATCCATACGCAAAGAAACTCTGAACAATTCGATGCGTTTGCCTTTTGAATGGACCATTGAGCTCATGCCTTAGTGTAGAAATATTTTTCCGATTTTGTGAAAAATATTGCAGATTGTCGCAATATTTTGTTATTGAAAATTTTGATTGCACAGCATTTTAATAAACTAAAACTTATCAAATCCTTTTTATGATAAACGAAAAGTTAAATAAAACAATCTTTCGTTCCAAGAAATAAATTTTTAGTTATTTTTTGCGATACATAAAGAGATGCCGATTTTTATTTTCGATAGATAACAAAAAGTATATTAGAGTTCAGAAAAAGTATATAAATAGGAAATATATTGCTACAATATGAAAGTTTTTTCATGTTATTTAAACAAAAAAGCAAAGGCCTAAATATGGTTGATATTGATTCGGTACTTGATAGACTGAAACATTTTTTTGAAATTGGTAAAGATGTAGATCTTGCTGAAAAATTAAATGTCACAACGGCAAATCTGGCAGGATATAAAAGAAGAGGGACAATTCCCTATGAGCAGATTTTGGTAGCGTTGGAAAAAACCGATGCGGATCTGCAATGGATCTTCTACGGAGTTCCGTCAAAAACACATCAACCGCAAACTGGGTACATCCAATACTACTCTGATATCTCCAGCTCGGATGCAAATGGAAACATCAATTTCGCCGGAAAATATGAGATGATCCAGATCGATGCCGGGCTGTTCCCGGATCTCGATATCAAAAACTCCCTCGCGATCCGGGTCAACAGCTCCAGCATGGCGACCACGTACGACCGCGACGACACCGTACTGGTCGACAAGAGCAAATGCGACATCATCCACGGCAAAGCCTACCTGATCGAGTTCGATCGGTTCGTATCGATCATGCGGGTCTATATCGCTCCGGGAGATTATTACCTCGTAGGATACGACAACAAAAACTACCCGAGATACGAGCTAAAAGCCGAAGAGTTCAGAGTGATCGGCCAGATCAAATACAAACTGGAGAATGTAGGATGAAGATTTTAATCGCCATGCTCATAGCCATAAGCGCTAACGCAAAATGGGTATATGTACAAAATGCAAATAATATGACGATCCTGAATGATGAAACTGGAGAGATATTTGAGGAGTATTTAGGAACGATGATTCGTAAAAAATTTACAGATGACGTAAAAGTCGTTTACGATGAGAATAATAACCCGATAAAGGTTGTTCCATCAGACGATAAAAGAAATACTCCGAAAAAATGACTTCGTTCGCATCTCTGATCCTGCTGACCGTTGTTTTTATAATTGGCAGAATAGTCGAAAAAGAGTGCATCGAGAAGCAGTGTTCAAAATTCTCAATCAATACCGTTGGGGTGACCACGCTCCTCGCATGTGTTTTGCTGATCTGGTACCTGATGGATATCGGATGGATAGGTAGCGGATCACCATTCTACCCGGGACAGGATTGACAAGCCCCAACACGTCAGGGAGTTCCTGCACTCCACTGCTCTGCCGTAAGCCCCAACACGTTGATCCCAAAGCGCTCCGCGTTCCCCATAGGTGAAAGTCTCGTTTGCTGATTATTTTTTATGCAGTTTGCATAATCTGATGTGTAAATCACACAATATGACTTCGTTTTGGGACAAAAAACCAAAAATGGTGCGTTCGCTGAGCTGTAACGTAGTAGCCTGCGCGGGTCGGCGATGGGGGCATCACCCCCCCTATGCGTACCGACGGATAGAGTGCCACCCTACCCCCCCCTATCAAAAAAACGCCCCCGATCAATCGCCCGACGCTCCCAATCAAAACAATACCATCCTGAAAATGCCTCGATGCACCGATCGCCATGTCGGAAAATAACGAACGGTTTCCCTATGCAAAAACCGCTTTGAACGATACCCCTATTTTACGCCGTTTCGTTTCGGGCATTATTGTATTTTCCGACAATGATTATTTTCCGACACTTTCAGAGCGAAATCGGAACTTTTCTCATGTCCCCGACATCAATGTCGGTAACATGCCCAATTCGTTTAAGTTTCGGCGCAAAATCCCCCAACCTTAAAAAAGTGAGTGGGACGGGACAGAATTTCCACGCCGACCCGCTTCCTGTCCCCCACCGTCGTCCGTTCATCATATCGGCGCGCTCCCCCTTGACGTGTTGGGGCTTGCAGAGCAGAGAACGATCATGATAACCCGGATCCCGCTACCCTGCCCCGGCCGTGCCTTGATCGCCTCCGGCTCTCCCTGTAGGTCTGAACGGTCCACCTATGGCCATAAACGCAAAAAGCCCGACCCACCGTATAGATGAATCGGGCTTAGGACGTGTTGGCGCTTAGAGGATGATTATTATGAATCTTCGGCTTTGCGCTCCTGGTAGAGATTGTAATCCGGATCTCCCGGTCGCGGCGCTGGATGAGCCCAGTAGTTAGCCAGACGTCTGCGTTTGATCTCCGCGTCTTTTTCCACGATCGTTTTCTCCAGCTGCTCGATCAGATCCAGAGCGATGCGCGTCGCATCTTCGTAGCTGCTGTTCCGGATCGCTTCGGCGAGCTGCTCTTTAAGTTGTTCAGTTTCCATTTCAATACTCATAATTAAAAAATAACCCTGTTTTTGGGTTGAATGCTCTTCCTGTTTTGCCGTATTTTCTTATATTAAGAGACTTAAAATACTTTTCGGCTTCTGATTCAGTCATTAGAAAAGAAAATACTCTTGGTCCACTGAAATCATCACTCGGACGATAAACAAGTGATTCCCCATTTAATGCCCAGTATTCATAAGTTATCTCTTCATTATCTATCATATCAACCCATCCCTCTCCAGCTTCTCTTTGATAGCTGCTTTCGCGTATGAGCTGAACGTCGAGTACCCTTTTTCCTTGATCGCTTTATGCCATTTCTTCGGAACGTCGTACACCGAGTTCTGGCGGATCACCCCCTCATCGCTCTCATCTTTTGCCGGTTGTTTTACAGCTGCTTCGTTTTTCGTTTGGAGCGGTGCAGCCGCTGCCACTTTATCCAGGACGTCAGCCCCCTGCTCTCCATCATGCAATTCATCGTCAAATTTACCCATGTGTCAACTCCTCTATCAGTTGGTGTATCTCTTCGGCCGCTTTGGATCCGGGAGCGAACTCCTCGACGCTCTGGCCGAACTCGAACGATTTTTTAAACTCCGATCGATCACGGATGATCGTCTCGAAGATATCGAACTCCTCTTTTGCCCTGGCATACTCAAAAATCTCCTCGAGACTTTTGCCGGCGAACTGGTGGACGCGGTTGAGCAGCACTTTGGCTCTCATGTCCGGTTTGTCCTCGCGGATCTGCATGATGATCTTGCGAAATGCCTGTAGTCCATCGAGCTCGATCGTCGAATCCGATACGGGAGTGATCACGATATCGGCAGCAGCTATTGCCGCACGGTTGATCCCTGCATCGAACCCCCCGACATCGATGACGGTAAACCCGCCTTTCTTTTTCGCCGCCTTGATCGTGTCGATCGTCGTATCGGTTATGATCCGCAGCGGGTCCATCCCGTTCTTTACCCGACGTTTGGAAAACAGCGTTGCTGATTGCTGCATATCCATATCGATGAGATCCACCGGTTTGTTGATTTTACTCTCCAGCATGATCGCCAAGTTTACCGCTAACGTACTCTTGCCGACACCGCCCTTTTGATGCGCGACCGTTATGATCATGACATCACCTCCTAAACAAGATTTTGAATAATAGCACACTAATGTTAATTAACATCATTATGACATTACTGTAATGTTAGATAACACTATATTAATATCACATTAAAATAATGTTATTTGATGTCAATTTGATGTTATTTAACATCGCAGTAATGTTAATATGATGTTATATTAATATTATTTTAATGTTAATATCCGTAAAGTTACGGAATACAACCAAAGGAGAATACATGGCAAGAACAAAACAACCCATCGGTCTCAAAGCGATGGCGAGGCTGGCAAAACGAAAAGGGTACGAGGTGGAGATCCGCATGGATCATATCATCGCGAAAAATGAAAACGGATCCATCCGAACCGGGTCAATGACAACATTGAAAAAAGTGATAGGGTAGGGGGATAAAACGATGAGCCGGATAATAGCGAAAGCAGACACCATCTTCGCACGTTTTGAGGACGCGATGGGAAGATGGGCAGAGAAGATTTTTTAGAATCCTCATCAGGTCGTATGTCTCACCATACGGCTGAATGAGTATTTTATCATAACTTCAACCTCGGCACGATATTCACTCGGCCGAATCCACTCCCTTTTTTATTCGCGCTTGGAGGATTATCTCCGAGCGGTAAACTGATTCCCTGCGATCTCGCTTCCGCTTTCAGCTCACGCACCGATTCTCGATACTCTCTCGCTGCATCATTCGGATCTTCACCGTTTTTGATCTTGCGCTTATAGGTGTTCTCGATCGCGTTCGCTTTGCTCTGTGCTTCATGTTTGGGATCAAACTCACGGATCCCTATAGGTTGAGCCATAATCTCGGAGTATCCCATCTCTTCGCCGGTACTCGCGTTTTTCTTTCCATCACCCATCGCTTTCTTCTCGATGCGCTGCCCATACCGCCCGATAGGTGAGAGAGGAGGGGCGTAGTTTTCCGCAAGTGCAGCGGTTCGCTTGGCCACCGTGTCGAGCTTGGTATCGTCTTTGTTACCGATCGTGAAGCCCAGAGGTGTTTCGCCGGTTGCGATCTTGACGACACCCCCCACAAAACCGGCTTGAAAATCGAGCGTTCCGATCTTCATACCCGGAACGAGACGACCGGCATTGAGAAAATACCCGTTTCCGAGGTTTAACCACTCTTTTGAGCCGAGGAGGTTGAGTTGATCCGCCGCCCACTCGGGCTTGATCACGTCGTCGTCTTCGTTAAACCATGCCGATGCACCCATACCGATGAGAGCAGCTTGCAAGATCATGAACCGCATCGGATCTTTGGCGATCGCTCGGGCGACCACCGGAGTCGATTTCCATGTATAGTGGAGAAACGGGAATACCCCAGATTTATCCAGCGTCCGGACGATAGAGGGGAGGGGAGTATCATAATCGACGTACGCCGCATTTGCCTCCATGAACGCGCGACGTTTTTCCGCTTCGTTTAGATCACGGCCGAGCTCTTTTTTCATACGGCGCATATTCCCATCGAACGCTGCAAGCTTGAAAATCTTATCCTCCCACTCATACGCCGATCGCATCGCCTGACCCGTTTTGGAGTCGGCCGTTGCGTAGAGGTTTTTCATGATGGTGAGCATGATGTTTGGCTTCCCGTCCGGAGACGTGGCCAGTGATCCCTCCATATCATTGAGCAGCGTATTGAGTCCGTATTTGTTTGCCTCATTGACCAGGGCGTTAAAAGCGCCTTTGTCATTCTGAGACATCAGCAGCACGCGACCCAGCGCTCTCATATCTCCGTGGATGTAGGACATGAGGAAGTTGCTCGCCACGTTGTAGAAATGGGTAGCCGGGTTTTTGACCGTTACGTTTACCTTGATATGGTCCACGATAGGGTAGATATAGGTTTCGAGCACTCCCATACTCTCTTTGACGAATGCCGCACCTTTGATCTGCCCCATGATCTCATCGGGGATAAACTTGCCCGCCAGAGCGCCGTATCGATACACACCGCCGCCGATCGTATCATCAGGAACCCTCACGTACCCCTCACGCGCCTCATCGATCCCAAAGCGCTGAGATATCCCCTGGAGCATACGGGCTTTGAGCATCTGCATCTTTTGCTCCATGATCGTCTTGGGGATCACGAAACTCGCATCCTCGATCATCCCTTTGGCCAGACGTTCATCAAGGCTCATATTTTTACGCTCTTTGAAGCGTTTGTCAAAATACATCTTCGCCGATCCCGATCCGTCAATGTAGTCTTTGTAGTACCGCTTTAAATAATCTTTGATCGCATTCTCCTCTTTGAGCACGCCGAGGTTAACCAGCTCTCGAGCGTTATCATCGATCAGTGATCGAAACGAGTCATACATCCGAGCCATATCCCCTTTGAGCGTCTTTTGGTCGATATCGCCATTGAGCGCACGGACCAATGCCTGAGAATCTTTTTCGGCCAAAGAAGAGAGAAACTTTTGCGTCTGAATCGCTTTGTCATGGATATCGCGTTGCTGGATCCGAAACTCCCGGATCCATTCACTGAAAACTTTCTCCCCATCATGCACGGCGAAGAGATTTCCAAAACGGATCTTGCTTTGCATCCCGTTGACCTTATCGGTCAGTTTCTCATCCGCCCGGGAGAGGGCATCCCCCATTTTAGAGAAAACCGCGTCGACCTTATCTCCCCATCGCTTCCGTTTGGCTGCACATTTTGACATCTTAACACTCCTCCATCATCGTAGCGATCCGATCGGCCGCCTCTCTTTGTTGGTACAATCGTACGTTTCCGTCATCCACCGCTTCACTTTTCATCTCCCGGAACAGATTATCAAACGCCATGTTTATCTTTTGACGCTCCATCCCTGAGGGATATGCATTGCCTTTGTACCCGATAGCGAACTGATCACCGCCAACGCTGTGGACCAGGTAATCGTTACGCTTACCGATATCGCCGATACGATCAAATATATACGCCTCGAACGCCCGGGCGAACATTTCGGTCGGACGGGTCCAGTAATCTCCGCTTTTGCCGTTGAGCTTTACCGCTTCTTTGTAGTAGGATGATTGCCCCCCATAAGGATGATCGCCGTTACGCAGCACATTGAGCCATGACTCTAATTGAGTGGTATTGCGCCCCTCCGATTCGGCTTTTTCGATTTTCAGCTCATACTCGCGGATTACTTCGGCACGTCTGGCTTCGCTTTTGAACATCGCTTCCATCACACCGGCAAACGCCTCTTTCATCTCCGGGCGCAGATTGCTCCGCTCCGCATTCCCTCGGTATCCTGTTCCTCCCCGTGGCTTTCCGCTGTACGGATCGCTGCGGTCGATCTCTCCGAAATAATGATCCAGCGCATGAGCCCACTCATGAGCGAGCGCACCGGCACCTTTGAGCTTTGTCATGTTGATGACGATCTTGGAGGGTTCGTAGTGGGCGAGGGCTCCTCCCGATCCGCGAGCTCCGAACGCCATCCCCAGCGTACCGTTAAGTGAAATAGCACGCTCAGGTATCCCGAGGATCTGCGAGAGATCATGCAGCGCATCATAGGCATGATTGACGATCTTTTGGCGCTCATCCTTTGCCGCCCAGTTTCCGAACTCTACCCCGCGAAACCCGTAACGGTTCATGAAATCATCCGCGCCGACATTTTTGCCGGAGCGTACATCATCACCCTCGCGTACCAGGTAATCAAGATGCGGCCGTTTCGGAAGAGGGGGCTTATCCGGAGTCCCTTTCTTTTTATTCTCCTCGAAGAGTGCTTTGGCATAGTCATACGCATCCGCTTTGGTGGAAAACTCCAGACGCTTCCCGTTTGCATCACTCAGAGGGCGACGATATCCGGTTGACATATTGTGCAGTCCATACACCTCCGGATCGTTCTGGAGCAATAGCACATCATAGACTTTGCGATACGGTTCGATCGATGGGAATCCCTGAGCTACCATATCACGGACTTTGATATTATCCTTGTACCCGATGGAAAGCGGAGAGCTTCTCCCCTTGAACAAACTCCAGAGCAGATCACGCGCACGTTTTTGTTCCGGAGTCATATCCGAATACTTGGCCAACCGAATATTCTGATAGCCGGTTTTTTCGATCATCGCTTTTTCGATCTCTTTGGCCTCGATAGCTCCGGAGAGAAAATCGTCCAGCGTCTCTTTGAGCATCCCCATCGCTTCGACATAATGACGGCGCGATGCGTCACTGTCTTTTTGCGGTTTGGCCGCGAGTCTGTCACGAATCACCTTATACATGGCCAGACGTTCGGCGCTAACCCCTTTAGAGTGTAGATCCACATAATCAGGCTTGCCCAATACGTTGTCTTTGGTCGTAAACTTCGCTGCTTCTCCTCCGCTCATGGAGTCGAGATCGGTGATCGATAACCCGCGCTCTTTCCATAAATCCTTTCGTGCTCCTCCGATCTTTTCGCCGACATCCTCGAGGAGGGTAGAGGTCGGTACCGGCTCTGGATCGGGCTTGGTATTGACGATATCGAGTTCGATCTCCTCTTTGGTTCTCATGTCCTGAGCCTCTTTTGGCTCGAAGAGCGCTTTTGCCGCCTCCTGATCCCCCATGATTGCCCGATAAAATTGGCGATACTCGTCTGTGAGTTTGAACTCTCCCTCTTTGGTATGGATCCCGAAACTCATCAGCGTTTCCCATAGATCGCGCAACCAGGTGCGGAACTTATCAAACACGTTGGCCAGTTCGGGAGTAGGGGCCTCACCATCAGAGAGCCATTTGACAAACCCTTCCGCTCCAGCTTCAGATCGTGCGGTACCGGCTTCGATATTTGCGAACGCCTCATCGAACGCTTTGCGCTCTGCATCACTGAACGTCCGCTCGAATACATGGAAAAGCTCATGTGGCAAACTCGATACATCCGCAGACTGGAACACCCGGATAGTAGAACGGATCTCTCCATCCGATTTAAACCCAAACTCCACCATTGCATTGATCTGATTCTCGCTGATGTCGAAATCGGATACCTTTTGGTTCAGCCGGCGAGCCTGATCGTTGATCGGCGCGTAGTCATACGATACGGATTCCGATCCCTCTCCGGCAGCACGATCCGAGTGCATTCGGGTCCCGTCTTTGTCCGCTATGATCCGAAACGTATCGCCGTGATTATTACGGTACTCATAGACACGCGCATCACCCTCCATGTGAGGAGTCGCCTTAGTAATCGCTTCTTTCGCCGCATCGATCTCGCTACGGCTTACCCACCCTGGCTGGTTTGGATCGGTTACTGCTATGATTTTTCCATTTTTTACCGCAGATTGCACCGTCATTATGTCTTTTAGAATCACCGTATCATTGAGCGTTTTAAGGGTAGGCTTGACTTCGGTACCGCGTTGCATTTGCCCACCATCTTCTTGGAACAACTGCTCCGCCTCTTTCATCAGCCCGTCGAACTCATTCCCATCGATATAGCGCAGGTCATCGGCCTGTAATCCTGTACGCTGCACAAACTCATCCGGAGTGATCCCCATCGCTTTGGCTCTCGCTTCGATCAATGCCATATTCATATCCGCTTGATCAGATCCAACCGCTTCGCTCATCTGAGTATGTACTCTTTGCGCGTGATAACTTTGTACCTGGTTAGTTAGCTCTTGACGAATAGGAGTTACATCGATAAACGCATCGGTGTTTTTGGTCAACGTCGAATAGATATGCTGTTTGAATATCTCCGGATCTTTGGCAGCATACGCCGCGCTCATCACCTGGACGAGATCTTTGCCGGCACCGTTGGATTTGAGGATATCGGCGAACTCTTGGTTTGTACGTGCGATCGATGGGTTTTCGATAGCGGTTTTGATCGAGTTTTCAAGTAATGGAATGAGTCTCAACCCGCTCATACGAGATGGAAGCTGATTCCCATCATTAAGCAGCTGAGTGATATAGACATCCTCTGCGCTTGGGGTGATCATATTATCGATCGTTGTGTTGATCGTTCGCCCATCATACCCCTGTGTAATCATCTGATTGGTCAGATCCATTACCTGAGACGTTTCTGAACGTATCGCGTTTTCACGCTCTCCCGCCCAGGTGAGCAGCTGAGTATTGGCACGATCCACCACCTCGGTATCGATTATTCCATTGAGCGCATCGTTTAGCTCATTTCCCCGCTTGGTATCGATCGCCTCTTGGATCCGATTGCCCAGAGGTTCGCTCCATCCATCCATGCCGGTGATGATAGTATTGTTATATCCGATCTGATTAGGGACATCCGGAGCGGGTAGGGCGCTTTGACGTGTAACCCCGATCTCACCGGGCGTATAGATGTCTGCATCCGTGATTCCATTTTCAGGCAATACCCCGGTAGGCTTATCCGCCCCCCACCCGTTATAGTTTTCCGGAACGGTTACAGCACCGCCTGGGATAGGGTCAGACGGTGATCGGCTTATACCTCCACCGACGCCCCCCATCACTCCACCCGTTAGGACACCCCCTACAGTTCCTCCGATGGCCGCCTTCTGAGCTTGCTCATCGCTTTGACCTCTACCGATGGCAGACGCGTATTCTCCGGCTCCTCCGATCACAGCACCCTCAGCAGCTCCACCGGTAGCCCCTACAATGATTTTTCCGGCCATCGATTTCACCGGCTTTGCAAGTATGTTACCGGCACCGAAACCAGCTAAATTCAGCGGATCGGATGGTGAGAAATTCTCAACGACGCCCTGAGCTGTCCACTCGCTTGGATGGGTGAGCGTATCACCAAACTGTTTGATGATCGGCAATACCGCGTCCATCCCCTTAGCTTTTTGCACCTCTTTATTGATCGCGTCCACTTCTCTTTTACGGATAGGGCTCATATCTTTTTCTACGATCTGCTGTTTACGGTTCTCGAGGTAATTGAGTTTCCCGTCGATCTCTTTTGGACTGACTACCGGATCAAAACCGAGCGCTTCAGCTCCGGCATTGATGTAGGAGAGGGTTCTCGCACCGGTAGCGGCATATCCTCTAAGCAATGATCCCAGCGTAGTGTCCGAATCGAGTGTTTTATCGAGAGCGGATTGCGGGGCTTTGGATGATTTTGGTTGGGGGTTTGGATCTCCGAGGGGGAGACGTGCTTTTGATGGGTCGGCGACGTAGGGGGTTACACCGATGCTATCCCAGATATCTGCCATGTGTACACCTTTTTTTTCTTAGTGTACGGCATGGATGGGATCAGTTTTTACATTATCGAGGAAAAGCTCTTTTATAGGACTCGGCGTGTTCTTTTGGAACATACCATCCTCCACCAGGAGCAGGGAGTACCCATTCCCTCTGTTTTGCAGCCAAGCGCGGATTTTCTGATAACCGTACCGGCATACCTCCGCGCTGCATGACATCGACCGCACCGATTTTCTCTTCCGTAGCATTTTTGATGGTAGGACGTTGACCTGTATTAATGTCTCCAATACTATCGGCCACATACTGCCCATATACCCCAGTCGGAGTTCCTGGTGCAGTCAAGGTTAGCTTTGCCTTCCCGTTCTCATCAAAATAGGTTAGAGCATTTTTACCGTTAACAATCGATGGGATAGAAGGAGCTCCATTCAAAAATCCCTTAGGAGATTTATCCCGGTAATCATTAATCATCTGCCCGGTGAGCTTATCATATATGAGTCCGCCATCGGTAGCAGCATATCGATCTTTTGCATCGACTTTCATCGTAGCAGCTACTACACTTGGATCGAGATTACCAAGCTGCGCCCGTTCATTCGTAAGCTCTCCCGGAACATCTTTCCCCATAGCACGATACAGATACTCATTTGTCGCTACATTAGAGTCAAATTTTTGCTGCTTTGCCTCTTCTTTCGACGTTTTTGCATCATTATAATAATTCTTTTGCAGATCCAAATACGCATTTTTGGTCGTATTCTCACGATCTTGCTGCTCCAGATCAAGCTTCGCCTGGTTGATATCGGTCATCGATTTTCCGATAGCTCCCATCGCACGTCCATACCCACCGATGAAATTTAGCAAGGATGGATCGACATTCATTATCGCTGCCATAATATCTCCTTACAGTGGAAGAGCGGGAGCAGTTGTCGGGCTCAAATTTGCAAACGACTGATCGAGTGCAAGCTGAGTACGGTTACGCCGTTTCTCTTCCTCTTTTCCGTATTGTTTTTGCAGATCCAGCATCTCCCTGGCCGCTTTGTCCTGGCGAATAGCACTATATGCTTGGCCAACCCCTCCTACTAACGATCCAACTTGACCGATGTTTCCGAAAAACCCGTCTTTGCCAAACCACTCAAACATAGCTTTCCCCTGAATTAATTTTCTCCATGATACTCTCCTTTATAGATGATTTTTCACACGTTTATAAATAGCGGATGATACGGTGTGCCTCCACTGCCATTGAGGGCAAACATATCCCCACCCGCGAGATTATCATACGGGAGCGCCATCGACACACCGGCTGATATATCGCTCCCCTTGCTCTCATACATCAGCCCTCTCGTATAGGGATCGTTTGGATATGCACCGTTAGCGATATCCCCTCCTGGCATGACCGCATTAAGCGCAAGCCCTCCGGCCATCCACTCATAAATCGATCCATCCAGGAGCGAAGAGCTGAAATCCATCTCGCTAAACCGCTTAAACTCAACCGCTTTAAACATCTCCTGAGCACCGTAGTATGCTGCGAAATAAGATTCGCTTACACCATATATCGCACCCGTTGTCAGAAAAGAAGTTAAGAACGCAGTCGTTACCATAGCCGCCGCAGTCATCGTATAATATACTGCCGTTGCCACTGCTGCGCTAGTGATATAAGTCGCCATTGACTCCATCGCAAGTGCAGCCACATAATCGATCGCACTCGAAATCTCAGGACCGATGTACCATGCCGCTACAAGGGCAGCGGTGATCGCAGCCCAGTACACAAACTCATAGGCAAACTCCCTGCCTGTATATGCAGCTATCGGCTCGGCAAACATCTTGAAGGTTTCTATCCCTACGTTTTTGAGATATTGATCGGGCTTGGTGAGAAGTAGATCGATGCGTGATAATGCAAAAACAGTTTTGGCCAACCCGACCACAAGCTCTTCAGCGAATTTGACCGTTTGCTTGACCGCTTTTTCGACTGCTTTTATCACCCCGCCCATCTCATACCTCCATCGGATCGATATCAATCCGTTTCATGATCCGCTCTAAAAATTCCCGTTTTTTGAACCGGTACTTACTCCCGTCCTTTTCAACCACACTGCGAAACGTAGATATGTCACGCGCTTTGAGATAGACGGTATCGGCTTCGATGCTCTCGATTACCTTGTAGGTAAATTCCAAAGATACGAAGTTCATTCGGTACTGAGGTTTTAGATACAGATAGGATAACGATGCGACCGTAGGCGTATCAATGATGCCGGCACATCCAATCATCAGCGATCCATCATAGAGCCCGTAATTTTTGCCGTGTTTGAATGAGGAAGAGATATCTTTTGAGAGTTTGAGCGTATCGACGTTGCGCGATTCGAGCAATAAAGCGATCATTGCTTTAGAGTCGCGGCCGTCAAGCTCTTTTATATAATACGGCGCTACCATAAAACCCACCCATGCCGCTTGCAAGCATCAGCGCACTCTCAAACTCTTTCTCATCGATGAGCATCGCCATCTCGATCAGCGCACTTGCCCCCTGTGTATGCCCGATCCGATCCTTGTAGTGAGTAAGCACCCCGTAATCGATCCCCATTTTCATCATCGCATCAAGCTCTTCGACATCACTCTGGACGTTACCGCTAAAATGAGGTTTAAAAACATCAATCCGCTTAGGGACATTTTGGAGCACCTTTTGGTACCCTTCGCTGTTAAACTTCATCGGGTGAGCATCATAGGTAAACGCCACGGCCGTCTCTGCTATTTCGATATCGGTCGGCTCATTCGTCAACACACAAAACGCGAACGCATCCCCCAGAGGGATATCGATACCCAGCTGAGAAAATAACTCGATCTCGATGTTTTCCACCCACTCCTCAGCATAAATGATCACTTCATCATACCCGTTATTGAGGAGCATTTGAGCATCATGCAGCGCGTACATAGAACTGGCACACGTATTCGAGTTAAATGACACATGATCGATATTCCCGATCATGGCGCAGAGTTTATGTGTAAAAGCCGAAAGCTGAGATCGGATAGGAGCGGCCGCTCTTGGAGAGGTGATCTTGTCATATACCCGGACATTGCTATGATGTTCTCCGGCTCCGACGATATAGATGAGCGCTGCTTTCCCGCGCGGGGATATCGCTTTGATCACATCCTGGTACCGTCGCATATTATAGTCCGACATATACCCACTGTACCCATCACGGTGCGAAAAGACAAAATGGCCGTCGGATCGTTTAGTGTTCGGACGGTCGTAGTAGATGGTTCTCACAAACATCGATCATATCCTTTACCGTATAAGTGTCATAATCCACTTTCCCAAGCTTGATGTCAAAGCCGTACTTGTCAGACACATCCACCCATAGCATCGCAAAACCGAAACTATCCAACCCACAATCATGCAGCAGATCATCTTCGGCTACCTTTTTGGGGGATTGATCAGCTGGGGTTTCTCGCTCGATTACCTCATTGATAAATTCCAAGCACGCTTCACGCATCCGGTTTCTCCGAATAGCTCATCGCATCCATGCTCACTCGGACATTGCCCTGTGAGTCGGATGCTGATACCACGGCGTACACCGTACGGTTATCATCGGCCTCTAGCGATACTCCGCTCACCGTTACGCTCCAAGTGAGATCCGCCGTTACCGTCGTGATTGTGGTCGCCCCGTTCACCTGGACGCTTACCGTCTCACCCACCGCCACATCGCGCACGCTTCCGGTGATCGTCACATTGGTTTTTAGATTATACGATTTTACTCCGGCAGTCTCTACCACGTCATAGATATCGATCGGACCGTCGATCATCACGGTAGGATAGGATAGTTTAGGGATCGCCTTGACGACATTCACGACCGCCACAAGCGAATCGAGCAATGACGTAGGAACCGATTGAGTACCGCCGTTGAGAATCATCCCTACCATATCCGAGAGCGAATCGATGATCTTGATCTGCCGGTTATCATAGACCGACTGGATAATCTGCTCGGCTTGGATATTTTTGAAATAGGTTTCCGCCTGGAGCTGCTTGATCTGCTCAGTTTTAATGCGCTGATCCAGGGCGAGCATCTTTTCAGCTTTGAAGCGCGATTCGGCTTCATCTTTGGCCAGTTGCGCCGCTGTAGCCATCGCGTACTGTATCGCTCCTAGATAGACGTTTGCGTACTCCTTATTGGTAATACCTTTGTCAGCTTTAGAGTCGATACTCTTCTCGACGATCTCCATCGTCTCACGAAACGTATCGAGATATGCGTCTTGATAAATAGGTTTTATCCCTACGATCCCGTCATTAGGGCTTGGTATTGCTTCATCTGCCATTATGCGACTCCTGTAATAATTCCATCAGCTATCGTGATAGTTTGAATAGTGGTTGTTTGTGCTGTGAAATTTACTGATGTAACAACGCTAATAGAACCACTATACCCAGATGCGATCAAATCTTCGATTGGTGTCAACCTAGAATCAAAAGACTGATCAGCACTCTCGAGGGCTGTAACACGGTTGGCCAAATCCGGAGGGACCTGCCCTACCGCCTGCTGCGCTTTCGATACGGCGAGCTTTGCTTTCTTAATGGCATTTTCAGCACTCATTTATACGCCTTTACAGTGACGTCATAGGTCGCAGCAAACTCGGACAACACGGTGAAGTTATACGCCGCTATTGCACTGATACAGTCGCTATCATTGCGATCGCATACCTCTTTAGGGTTGATTACTTCCGGAAGCGGTGGCGTTTTGATCGTCACCTTTTGCGGAACCTTGACGATCTGAGGCGAGCATTGCGCGGTTGAACACCCCGCGAAAATCAAACTCATAGAGCTTATCCATACTGCTGTTACAATCGCTTTCATTGTTCTCTCTCCATTGGTAGATTGTGTGATACACTGGGCGCAGTTCGGTGCGGATCTTCTCGATCCGGATCGGAGCTTGCGCCACCTCATACTCATTTACGGCGTTTAGCTCTGCGGCGGCGTTTTGTGCTAGGATCAGCGATTCTTTTGCCTGTATTTTTACCTTGAACCACTCCAAATCCGCTCTCAGCAGCGGGATCGTCGATAGCTCCCGATACGCGATCCATAGCCCAATAGCTACTATCATCGAGGCCATTACCGCCATCACTGCCGTTTTTACTTTGTCCGTTATCGTAAACATCTCTTTCCCCTTTTTGTGAAATTGGTTCTTTCGTGATCTCCCTCATGATCTGCATCGCAATCCCGAATACAACAGCATACGCAATCCCCCAAGACACACCGATCTTGTCTGATATCACCTGCTTAATCTCTGGAGCATACTGCTCCACCACAATCCCTACGCTCATCATCGCACCGGCGACATGGTATGTTTTTGATAAGATCCGTTTTTTGATCGCTTTTAAATTCATCCTATCCCCCTATACGCTTTGAGCTCTAGATACCCAGTTTTTCAAAAACACGCTTTGCGTTGGGTCATTCCGCACGATCTCTTTTACCATCTTCACCCGCTCTGCTCGAATTAATATTGGGAGTGATTCCTGGCTTGGATAGGCATTGATCTTAGCAGCCGTTGCCGGTCCGATATCTCCATCCACTTTAGCCCCTACGATCCGCTGGATTGTTTTAGCCGGAGAACCCTCTCCGCTGTTTACCGCCCAGTCGAATAGGATGTTTGCTACCGCTTGGCTTCGTATAGCGTCACCCTCTATATCATCCCAAAAATTCGCACGGTAAAACACTTTTACCAGCACTTTCAAGCGCGGCTCCGCCTCGAGGATCTTGTCAACGATTCTCCAGTTACGTGAGTCATGAATACCGGCAGGAAATTTTTTACGGTGAGCATCGATGAGCACCCACCCTTTCCATTTTGGCCAATAGTTTCGGGCAATTCCGTGAAACGTCTCTCCCCCCCGATCTTTGAGGTTATTCGCATATCCCCCCTCTTTTTTCTGGGTGATCCCATACGCGGTTTCAAACTCAGCCATTTTTACCCCCTTCATAGAATTGAGCCACGAGTTCATGGAGCTGCACGTTGTTATCGCATAGCTGGTTCAAGACCACTGTGTCGTTCGTAAACTTCTCATAATCCGATACGATCTTCCAACCCTGCCATCCCGGGAACTCATCACGAGATATTCCGTTATAAGAATCGATCATTTATCAGCCTTTGATTTTAGTTCTTGGAAAATTTCTCGCAAATTCATATCAATCCTTTCCATGAACTCTTTAATCTCGGATCGTTTGATATAGTTCTCGGCTATATGGAGTTTCATTTCAGCTTTAGACTCTTTGAGAGCAGATATCTCTACCCGGTGCTCGGCATCCGCTTTTTCGAGTTCAGAGATCTTGCGATTAGCAAACCAACCGATTACTACGATCAGCCCACCCATAATCCAGAGCACTATTTCTTTGTCCATTACACCCTCTTTATGACATTTAGGTGATTATGACGTGGTAGAGGGATGAGTTTTTACAGATGAGCGGCTATTCGCCGCGAGAGAGATAGCAGTGATTGTATTCGAGCTTGGAGAGAGCGCAGCATACGAGATTATCGAACTTCGTCGCGATCCCTTTTTCTTTACGTCTATGGATATGAGAGCTGATCGTCTCATCTTGACTACCGTTCCAGATCATGACATTGAAAAACTGATCTATGGCCAGCACTAGGCGCATCATGCGGCCGCGCTTTGCCATGTCGTGATCAAACTTTGTATAGAGTTTTTCACGCTCTAATGGACTCATAGCTTTGAACCATCTATGAAAATCTGATCAACCTGCATATCTGAAAGGCCCATTGCAGTTTGAAGCGTTTTAATTGTAGGAGAATCCCTGAAAACTTCACTGGTATATTCCCATTCTATCTGTACTTCCATAGGCATTGATGAAATAGACTGGGTGATAGTTCCCAATAGCCCAGCTGAATTAAGAGCGAGTCTGGCTTGACGCATTGTGATCACTTTTGGAACCATCAAATCGTGATAAATGCGATCATATTCTGACTTAATAGATAATTCCTCTTGAGCCGTCAATGATCTCCATTCTTCACCATCTTTTACTACCCAAATACCATCACGCTCACCAACCTGGAGCCCCGTTATGTTTGAAATCGCCTTTTTATACGCACTGAGTTCCATGATACATTCTCCCTATTGTTAGTTTAAGATTATGGCTATCCGCCGTTTTGACATGGCCATGCCATGACGCCAAAAAAGAGCGAAGCTTTTCGGTATCACCATTGGACGTGTACCGCTTTACTTTTCGCTTTGCCCTCACCACGCTATCCTTTCGGATGAGCTTGTAGGTAGGAGAAATCCTATACCCAAGAAAATTGACATTTTTATGAACCGATGCGATCATCCAATGGCTAAGTTTTAACTTCATGGTTCCAAGTGCAAAAGCTTCAAGATGGCGCTGGATTTCTCTTAGATATGCTTTATCGTGATGCAAAATTACTGTGTCATCCATGTATCTGAAATAGTATTTTATGCCTAACTTCTCTTTAATATGGCGATCAAATATATGCCCATATACATTAGCGAAAAGTTGACTTAATAGGTTCCCTATCGGGAGCCCAACTCCGTGTCTATCACCAAATTGTTCAAGCAACTTTATAATACGATCATCGCTTATTTTTCGCTCTATTTCCATAAATAGTATAGATCTGTTTATGCTTGCATAATATTTTGAGAAATCCATTTTTAAAAAGAAAACCTCACCATCTTTTATCATGTGCCTCATGGAAGATTGAACAGCTCTTACCCCGGCATGCGTCCCTTTATTTTTTCTACATGCAAAACTGCATGAATAAAAAGTATTATCAAAAATAGGCTCTATGATATTATTAATAGCATGTTGTATTACACGATCTGCAAAAGGCAGGGCATTAATGATCCGTTTTTTTGGTTCATAAACCTCAAACTGGCTATATGGTCCATGATGATAACTTTCATCGATGAGTGCTTTTTGAAGATAGTATAAATTTGCTTCCAGATTTTCTTTAAACTTTAAATGCCCTTCTGTATATCGATTACCGCCACGGCATGCCTTTTTATATGCCGATCGCAGATTATCGATATTATGGATACTGTCATATAGGTTTTTATACTTAGTACCCATGCAATGTCACCTTGCCGTCTTGATATTTCGTTTTCACTACTCCACCTTGTACGGACCTCGCAATGTATTCGCTTACGCGGGAAAAATGAGCTAACCACTTTTGAGGTGATCGCACCGAGTACCCCTTAAGATAGTCGAGTGCATTGATAATGCGGTTACAGGCGTAGCGGCACCCAATATTCCAATTCGTATTCCAAACGTAATTATTCCAATTAGAAGAGCGCGAACCGGACTCCACGGTGTTGTCACGATTGCCGCCAAAGATAGCCGTATGTCTCATTTTCCCCTGATCCATGTCCCTAAAATTTTCCCAACTTCATCGATCTTTATAGATGCTGTCTGATGTTGGCGCTGTGATAAAAAACGTCTTTTATCGTCCGCCATAAAACGAAGCCAATATCGAATTGTTGCTAGATTTGCGTCTGCTTCATGCAGTTTGGATTTTTGATCAGATTTAAGAGCTTTATAGAAAAGCTCCACCTGGATAAAAATAGACTGCGTGATCATCTCTTTGACAGTTCCATGTCGTCTTTCCATATTTTGCACTATAGGATAGATATAATTTACAAAGCCGTCATATTTTTCAATGATGATTAAAAGACTTTCACGCGCCATAATTATGCTCCGTTTCGCTTCCGCTCAACTTACGCAAGATCCAAGTGGTTACAGGCGTAGCGGCACCCAAGATTCCACCCCGTACCCCAAACGTAATAATCCCAAAAAGAAGAGCGCGAACCGGACTCCACGGTGTAAACACGAGAGCCGCCAAAGATAGCCGATACTGGACCCTGATCATCGGAATAAATAGATCCTCTCCCTTCTGTATTTGCTTTCCAGGCATACGTTGCCCCTGGACCTCTTCCTAGATCTTTTGACCATATCCATTGGCATCCTGTAGCCATACATAAGCCGAATTTAGAAGTAAAATTTGCTAAGTGTTGAGTAATACCAGTATCGGCAGCTCCTGCCGATGTAGCCTCGAGAACACCATAGGCTATCCCGACAAATTCATCATAGCTGATAAGATCCTTACTATATGCCTTTCCGATCTCAGCGGCTTCAAACCAAGTAAATGACCCATAGGTGACAGTGCCATTTCCTCCATAAAACAATGGTATTTTTGGATAATTTCTCCCATTAGTTACGGCACCGCCTGCGATGGTCTTTCCTGCCGCTGATGTGCCGTATAGGTGATGATCAACATTTAGAAGATAGATATCATACCAGCGCCCAAAAACATAAACCATCCCGGATGGATCGCAAACAGGCCGAAACTTTAGATCCCAAAACGAATAGGCATTAATTCCAGCGATTTTTCCAGCATCATCAGAAGTGATATTGTTGACTGCTGTAAACGTTTCTGGGATAACCCCATAATGGAATCCTCCGATTCGCTTAGAGTTTGCAGTTGTATAGCCAGTAGGATTGATTTTGCTGGCGGAGATGATAAACCCTCCTGCTTCAAGAGCATAGATAGAGTAATCAGTTCCAGCTGTTTTAGCTCCGGTATCAAGCCCTCCAACGCCTGCATTATTGAGTGATAGGGCATAAGCAGCTCCAGCCACAGTTATAACAGCGGCTCCCACTTTAACTGACGTTCCTATCGGTATGCTCAAAGACGCTGCAGATACTTTGGAAAATGCTGGAGCATTTTGAAACGGTTTAGTAAAATCGATAGCAGCTGGGATAACGACATCAGATGTTCCATCAAAATTAACACCGTTTATTTTTCGAGACGTTGTAAGCTTTGATGCGCTTAGAACATTTTTTGCCGCATCAGCAGTATTATCTACATTAGACAGCCCAATCTGAGCTTTTGTGACATTATGGGGATTATTGGAATCTGCGATATGTGCCTCAATAGCCGGCTTATCGGTTACTTCGCTCCATGACACGCTTGTGTCGTTTGCACTAATGGTCATAATACCATTGACATCATCATAGACGATTGTGATATTTCCACCTGCTTGAATCAGTGAATATACACGATCATCCACCCGTTCATCCGTATAATATTTATTAATTACCCCCTCTGGGATATCATCTGTAGCAATATTGACAATTCCACTATTGCCATTGATACTGCTTACGCCGACAATATTAAGCTGCTTCCAGTTTGCCAGAGTTGATGATGGCAGCGCAATAAGCTGGTACGAGTTAGAGTTGTCTTGACGAAATGCGATATCACCTGGATTCGCCTGAGCAAGAGCGAGCATAGACGCTTCATCAGCTGGGAAAAATAAATCAAGAACACTTAGGCTTGATAAATATTGAGGGTTGATTTTACCGCTTGAATCTAATGGAACATACCCGCTTGGAGCCCCCTTATTGGATAAAACTTCCACTGTGCTCATATCAATAGATGCCAGCTTGTTTTTCTCAATATCTGTATAGTCATTCTGAGAAAGACCCTTTCCGAGTACCTTATCGACCTTTGAGTTTAAGCCTTCTGGAGTTATCCCCATGATGTCACTGTGTTTTTGAACTAACTCTGGATAAATCGTATTAACGATATCCCGCATGTATTGAATAAAATTAGGCACCTAACCCTCCTTGTAAAGTAATGCAATCATCCCCACTCAAAAACATTGATACCAAAAGCTGATCAAAAGCCTCCAGATCGTCTCTCATAATGAACCCATCTTCATACTCTGAAAACTCCTTAGCATATTTGATATCAGTACGATTCGCCTCATACATATACCCATCTGTCATAAACTGAAGGATTGAATCCACATGCGAACATTTGAAAATTATTTTTTGACCATCAAAATCTGGAGTTCTGATAAACACAGACCCGACGCCGTAGCGTGATGAGACTTTTGATATGTCGTCAATATTGTTCTTCAATGACATTGCTCTCCCCCTCATAAATCGCCCACTCATAATCATTGATAGCCATGTTCATCATCTGATGATATCCGGCCTTGTTATCACGGCTCAAAACCTTGCACGCTCCGAATACAACCGCTTCTCCCAGTAGATCATCGATGTCAATCGCTTCGTTAGCCAACCCGCTTGGCTTTGCCATTTGGCGAATGAAATTCACATCGTCGATCCATCGATACAGGGGGTCAACGTTCCCCTGGCATACGAGCGAAAGCGGTACACACCGCTTCGCAACGTCGCGCATGGACATATAAACAGCATCTTTGATCTCATCATCGCTCGCAATCCGGTCGGCTTTGAGCTCAAATTTGATACGAGCAGCTACATCTCCATACAGCATGATTAAACCGCCAAACCTTTGAGACGCGTTACCGCATACTCATGGCCGACATGCAGTGTCAGCTCGGTGATAAACTCTTTTTTAACTCCGTCAAAATCCCCTTTGACATCGCTGATGTGAGTAGGATCCCACAATACCGGATGAATCATCTCTGTGTTGTACCCGATGATCTCATCGTCTGCGAGAAACGGGTTCAGAATAACTTTGATGTTATTTCCGTATGCCGTTTGACCGATAATCGTTGTGTTATTATCAATCTTTGTATTGGTCATATTCTGATTCATCGTTTTAGAAAACAAGATATCATCCAACGCATCTTTTTGGGTGTCGTTCATCATCAAGATTTTAAGAGCTGTACCCTTTTTAAACGACGGTTTCAAAATCTCACGCAACATAGCCCATGTCAATGTTTGCCCTACCCCTGCGATTGCCATATCCAAATCGGTATTAGCGGTAAGGAACGATTTGATCCCAGCCATTTGACCAGCGACAGCGTCCGTGCGTTGTACTGCTGAGTTAGCCGAACACATCGCCATCTCGATGGAGAGCATGTGCTGAATCCGTGCCATATCCGCTTGACGTTCAAGCTCTTTTTTGTCATCAATCCCCAGCGCTTTTTGCTCAGAGCGGGTAACGCCGAACGCATTACGCACGATTTGATAGTGGTTCAACCCTTGACCAAGCAAGTGCTTGGTAGCCGTAGGCGATGCAGCCCCCTCGAGGTGCTTATTCGCAGCACTCCCCGATGGAGTATTCATAAATTTCCATTGGTGACCGAATGCGGCACCTGCGCGAGCACGCGGAGCTTTAGCCGTTAAAGAAGAGAAAAACGGTGTTTCTCTCCACCCAATTTCGCGGATCTCATTAAAGAGATCAATTTCATGACCGTATGCTTCGGTCGTACTAATCAATTCTGAAGCCATAATTTACCCTCCTAAAGGTATTTTCCTAAAAGACCGGCACGCTCGGAAGCGTCCGCCTCACCGTTTCGGATTCGGTCGATCAATTCACGACGTCCTCCACCTTCACTTTTTCGACCGCCGTTTACCGCATCGGCTGCGACATCCGCATCGGCTATCTCCGCTTTCCACAGCATCTCCCACCCTTTCGGGTTATTGAGCAGATTTGCCCCCTCTGGATCCGTTTTATGCATCTCCTGCAAAGCCGCATGGACTTTCCCAAGATCGAACCCTGGTACACGAGCGCTGATATCACTTACGGCGGCATTGATAGCGGCAACAGTTTCCATCTGCTCAACGCTCGCGGCGATTTTCTCAAACTGATCGCGGGGGACCGATACGGTGTCAGAAGTTGCTGGTGCTCCTCCCGGATCGTTTGGGTTTGGTTTTCCATCTGATCCTCCAGGCACATCTGAACTACCACCTCCATCAGAAGGAGGCTCGATACCACCATCACCTCCATCGGATCCTCCCCCATCCCCAGGCTCTACGATATACATCGCAATCGCCATCATCAGGAATTTTAGAAAGTGCTTCATTCCGCATCACCTTTTTCATCAGTACCGTTTTTAGTTTCATCACTACCTGCCTCACCTGATCCTGGATTCAGATCAAGAGCTGGAGCAGTCGTGTTTCCCTCTTCCGCTTTTTTAGCAGCGGCTTCCGCTTTCAAACGCGCTTTCTTTTGAGCAGGTATTTCTTCCGTATTTTCTTTTGAACTACGCTCTTTCACCTCCTCTTTTGTAAGCACATAGGTACTGCGATCGGTACTACGCATAAGCGTATCTCCCATATTCCCTACCATCGTTTTGTGACCTTTATTTGTCACCATCATTCCGGTCGCTTCTTTTTTCACGATAACGCCGAGATCTTCCTCTTTTTCTAGCTTAAAGCCCATGTTGTCACCTTATTTTGGATTTTCATAAAAACTATAACGCTACTGCATCATCATTTTTCACGACATTTACACCCCCCCGGATGCGAGCAGAGCTTTTTCTCGCTCCATTACGGGATCAATCGGTGGCGCTGGCGGTGCCTCCTCTTGTTTTTGAGCTTTTGCCAGTTCAGGTACTTTGGTATTTTCCCCGAGTTTAAGCCGCACGATCTCGTTGGTAAGCCCGTTGATAAACTCACGCTCCTCCTCATTGGATGGATCTCGGTTTTGGAGGAACATCATCAGCATATCTTTGAGATCAGAAAGCCTCACGTCTTTGTTGATCGACGCTCCGAAATTGATCGTTACGTCGATATCGAGGATCCGCTCTTTTTTACGACCAAGCGGATTCACATCCTCTTCGATCAAGGATAGGATCAGCTCATTTGAGGAGTGTTTGAGTGAGAGATAGGCGAATTGTTTCGCCCAGTGATAAAACAGTGTATCGGTGATCAGCATGATCATGTCCTCGATACGCGGTGAGCTGTTCGCATTGATGATTGATAATGCAGCGGCACTTCGTCTATCCGAGGAGCTGGTACCGCCGCGCACGATCCCGTTCACCCCCGTAGCATCTTCGAGATCTTGTTTAGTGAGGAGTGCAAGATCATTGTTTAGATCCACCTCGCTCGGAGCTGGTCGCTGCAGCATTCCGCTGAGTTTGCCTTTGACTTTGATCGCACTCCCAGGACCTTTACGTAGATCGAATGGATTTACCTGTACCGTCTCATCGATAATCCACGTAGGGGTTATTCTCTCCTCCTGGATATCGTTCTTCTGATTACGCTTGATATTGATCTCATCTTGGATCTGTCGTGTGAGTTCCACCATTGATCCGCCATAGACGAGAATCTGATCTTTGTGTTTATCCTCATCGACGTACTCATATTCATCCAGGGCATACCCGTATTGAAACGGATTGCGTGCGAACGTCGATTCACGCATTAGCTTCCCGTTACAAAACGTCATGACCGACCACTCTTCACCGTTGCGTCGGATCAGTTCTTCGATCTTATAGCGTTTGGCAAAATACTCGTCCGGATCACCGGATCCGAAAAATTCCTGAGCACTGATCGTATAAAATTTGTTTTTGATTTTGTCGTGGATCTCGTTCCCGCTCTCCCAAAACCTATACGCCATATACTGCACATCATCAATCCCCGTCGCCTCGTAATCAAACGCGATATTCTTAACCGAGATATTTCGGGTGATGATCCGCTTGCGTACAGAATCCCAGTAGGTAAGAACGATTCCGATCCGAAGTGTGAGCGCCGACCAAAATGCACGCGATAACTCTTTAGCCGGTTTGGATTTTTCATAATGGTGTTTGATGAGGATATTCGCAACCCGCGCCATTTCCTGATCGCTATGCCCAACGTATTTGACTTCGATCGGGCACCCTGCAGAGAAAAAAGACGTCGTAAATATCGACTTGACGATGTTTATGATGTTGCGCGTCACCGGGATGAAGAGCTTGGATCGTTTGGTTTTTTTGAGACGACGATATTGCTTCTCGGTGTACTTGGCACGATAATACAGCTCGTATATCAACCATTCGCTGTGATATTTACTTTGACGAGAGAACGCTTCATCGATAAGACGCTTTGCGTTTTTTTGCGGTTTGGTAAGTTCCATAGAGATCCCTGGAATGATTTTCCAAAGAATACGATGGCATTAGGATCGTTTTTCACAAAAAAGGCCACGTCGCGAAAGTCCGACCGAAGGGAGGAACGTGACGGGGTAACAAGCGATAGCGCGTTAGGGATTGCGTGAAAGGTAGTGATTACGGTACTAGAGGGATTAGTATCCGCTTTTCCCCAATGAGAACGATGTTTGCGCGTGATTAACCTTGTACCGCTCATCCATAGCAAGAGTATACGTCATCACCGTATCGGTACGTCCGGTACACTTACGGATTAGGATATGTGGTCGGCTATAGCAGATTTTTAACGGTACGGATCGATGCGCGTAAGCGTACGGAAAATACGCTTACTGTTACGAACCCGTACTTTTATTGCTTCTGAATTTTCAAAAGCTCGATTTGTAGCTTCATCTCTTCGTTGCGCAGTTCGGCTGCCCTGTTCTGCTCTTTGAGAAGCTCGATTTCCTTATCAATCCCTATCTGGGCGGGAGGCTCCTCGACGATATGTGCTTCGTCGAAATTGAGATACCGCTGGTTTGGGTTCTCTCCTCCTTCGGTCTCTTTAACCTCGATCGTATGGTGAAGAGTCTGCTCATCTTCTTGGATGCTCTCTTCGCTCACCTCGTGCGGTTTCTCCGCAAGCTCTTTGGACTGCTTGTAAACCCCAGTAGTTCGTTCTGACCGGTGGGCTTCCAGCTTTGTAAAATCATATTCGGTGGCGATCTCCAGCCTGAGTTTTTCCAGATCGGTAAATCTCCCCTTCCCGAATATATAGGGGTTAAGCAGATGCCCGGTCCGTCTGCCAGGCTCACGAATGATGAGCCCCTTGTCCACGAATACACTGATCGCCTTGTTGATCGTGTTCCGAGACAGCGATGTATTTTTCTCCATCTCATCCCTTGCGCCTGGGGTAAGGTCGAGCCGATTATCGCGTAGTACGTATCCTCCGGTCAGGATCTCAAACAGCACCTTCGTCTGAGCGGTAGTGAGATCGGCATTCCGTAGTGGTTCGCTCGTCTGCGTAAACAGCATGATGAATTCGGGAGTCGTTTTCTTGACGAGGGTGTGTACCCTCTCCTCTTTAAGCTCCCCGGTCTGGTGGTCGATTACCCTCTGGCGCTGCTCGAACAGTACGCCCCTGTTATTTACGTGGCTCATATGCCCTCCCTTTGGTTGGATAAATTATAGCGTAACGGTATGCTTTTGTGTGCTAGCATACCGTTTCATGTTTGTAAGCGGACGTTTCATACCGTAACTATGCCATTTTCATCCATAAAATCGTAAAGCGTATCGCGATGCACCCCGAGCATCCTGGCGATCTCCGTTTTTTTAATCCCCTTGTCCAGGTACTCACGGATCTTTTTCTCTTTACCTGAGAGCTTCGTGGTTTTATTCCTGGCTCCGCGCGGGCGGCCTACGCTAACCCCCGCAGCGCGCTTGCTCTCGATCGATGCCTTGGTGCGCTTTGAGATCATCCCCCGCTCCAGTTCCGCAAACGCGCCTATGATATGGATGGCGAACATCCCCATCGGGTTATCGTCTCGCAGATCGATGTTCTCTTTGAGGATCACGACGCGGATCTTCTTTTCGGTGAGTACCGCGATCACCTTGATGATCTCGCTCAGGCTCCGTGCGATCCGGGAAAGCTCTGTTACGATCAGCGTATCCCCATCACTCAGAGTCTCTGCCAGGGCAAATATTTCGCGGTCGTTTTTTCGGGAGCTGATCGTCTCGCTCACATAATAATCGATCCCTATTCGGTGGTACTCACCCCACCGCTCGATCTCACCGCGCTGATTGTCGGTATCTTGTTTTTGAGTCGATACCCGTACATAGCCCACCACTGCCATAACGTCCCCTTTATTGTGTCGGATTTTATGGTATTATATTCCGACACTTCTTAAAGTTTACTGTTATTTTGATGTTATTTAACATTACTTTGATGTTAATATAATGTTATATCCACGCCCCATCATTGTACTCGTCATCATAATCGTACAGATCCGGGTCAAACGATCTCCCGGCCACGAAATGAACCTGATAGGCCAAAGCATCAATAATATCATCGGTTTTTGAGATGATATCAACATTAAAAGCCCCGAGTTGAGCTTCGAGGAATGTCGTTTGCGGATCTCTTCGGCAGTGGTGTATTTTCCCAGTGGAGTAGTATTGAAACAGATTTTGGATCCTGATATTTTTATTTACACCTTGATGGTTGAGCGGCTCTACCGGGATAACCGTATCCGTCTCTTTTTGCGCGACGTCGATCGTATAGAAAAAATCGTTCAGCCCTCCACCTTTTTCGATACCGAACCGTATCGGCTTTAACTCTCGTTGTACACGTACCGCTTCAAGCGATTTTTTAAATGGGTTAAATTGCCCGGACGTGATCGGCATGATATACCAGTTTGAGGATGAGTCAAACGCTACCGTAACGATGGCACTTTTATCCGCTCCATCAGAGGACAAATCCATCGTAGAATACCGCATGGTGTGTGCGATAGGTATTTCAGAACCATCATCGAGAATAATCGCTTCTGGATCCCGTACCAATACCTCTTTATGATCGAGTGCGTTCTCGATGGTAAATGTCGTGGTCTCATCTTTCCATCGTATATCGTAGTAGTATTTAAAGAGGTGTTTTTTGAACAGTTTCGTTTTCTCATTCTGAGGCATACAGAGATACTCATTGAAAAACGCGTTGAGCAGCCCGAGACGCTCATACCGTCTCATGATTCGCTCTAACTTCTCTTTAGGGAAACGGCTTGGCCATCGGCTCTCACCCACTTCATCATAGCATGAAAAAATGACGTGTTTAAAATCTTCATCTTTGAGTATCTTACTGAGCAGCTGTTCTTCGTGCATGATGGTACCGACGATGAGCAGTTCTCCGTCCGGATCCATTGCAGGGAGCAAATCTTGGAAAAACCACTCTTCGAGCTTTTCTCGCTGTTCTGGTGATCGTACGCTTTTACGGTTTTCGATATCATCGGCAATGATAAATGTAGGACGATTATTATCCGATACATAACCGCGCGGATCCTCTCCGCTACCGAAAACAGAGATTTGACACATTTTCCCGCCGGTCATTATCTCGATGGTATTGTCATTCCATACGTCACCTTTTCGGATGTCGTATCCCATCTCTGCCATACGTACCAAAGTACGTTTGATATCGCGTAAAAACGATTGAGCTTTTTTGGCATTTTCGGAAACGATAATCGTAAACGGCTCTTGCTTGAAAAATATACGGTTGATAATATGGATCTTATTGAGTAGCGTCGATTTACCGGCACCGCGAAACATCACGATAGCTTTTAAATCATGCTTTACATTGAGGAAATTTAAAACATCGATATGAAATTTCGGTGTTTTATTTTTGAAAATGTTCGGGGCGATCAGCTTGGCAAATAATATCTGCTCTTTGGCGCTCATCGTCATTCAAATAGCTCCGCATCTTCAAATACGTCGCTTCCGTCATCCAGTTCGATTACGGTATTTTTTAGCGCTTCTTTTATGTCATCCGCGCTAAGAAGTTTTGCCGTACCCATGAGAGCAGCACGATCCATGAGTCTATCTTCACGCCCGGAGGTGAGCACTGCAACATCTTTAGCGTATTTGGCCTCATCCGATGTGATCCGTTTCCCCTCTATCTGTTTTTGTGCAATCGTTTCGAGTTCGGAAAACATGATCGAATACGCCAGGGCATTGAGTTCACCGTTGCGTTTAACGTCCACCAACGTCGCTTTTGCCGCTTCAATACCGACCGCGCTTTTGATGTCATCCATTTTCTCCTCATCATTCACGATACCGCTCGCCATTTTGATGTCGAGGAACCCGCCCCAGTTGAACTTATTACGCCACCGCTCGATCGTACTTTTTGAGGCATCTATGCCGTGCTCCGCTTTGAGCACATCAGAGAGAGCTCTGTCCGTGATAGCGACGAAATTATTATCGAGTGTGGCGGTAGAGAGCCACACATCCATCGCTTTCTTTTGTTCCGGTGTCATCATGGCAGTAGGTTGGAGTTCGCTCATGCCGCCACCTTCAACATCTCTTTTTCACGAGAGTATTTTTCAAGCTGCTCATCGATGATCGCATCGATGTTTTTCAGGATCTCTTTGCTCACGATCAAGCTCGAACGATCATCGATGTTATCCTCCATCGCCCAGTCATAGATCTTGTCAAAATATTTCTCGTTCAAGCGGAACATCTTGTCGAGCTTCTTTTTATGGGCGAAATAAAGCGCATTGATCGTCGCACTGATATAGAGCGACTTTTGACTCTCTGCATTGGTACGCATGATCGAATCAACCGCCACGTACCCGGAAACAGCATAAACGTCCCGACGGTTTGCATAGAGAAAACTGTGTTTCCGGCGCAGAGCATCGAAAATTTTAACCATTGGTGGACGACGCTTATCGAAAACGTCGAACTGCCCCATAAGAGATCGAATAATCATCGAGATTGCAACCGCTTTGATCTCTTCTTTGTTGAGCATCATCTCTTCCCCCACGAAAAAAACTTTGGAGGGTTTTTCCCCCATCCTCTGCGCTTACATCGTGCATAATCTATCAACCCGACCAACCCGATCACCACTATCCCGATCTCGAAAATTGTCACTGCATCCATCACTATCTCCTAAAACGGAATTTCATCTTCGTTGATATCGATCTCAGGGAGATTATTCTCCGGCATTGGCGTTCGTGCCATCGATCCCGTTGCGGTCGTTTGTCCTTGCGCGTTCTGCATTGTCACGGGGATGTGTCTCGGAGCGGGAGCGGCATACCCTCCATCGTTCGCGTAGTCATTCCCGCCGCTTCCCGATTTCGGAGGCGACCATAGGACGTTATGGCTGTACGGCAATGCCTCCTCTCCCTCTTTGGGCTTGGCATCCACCACCGCGATATAGAGTTTCCCCCCCATCACCATAGGTGTTTCGATGTAGCCGTCTTTGTATTTGTTCCCGGTGCGGTCCGATACTTTGTTCCACAGCGCACCCACTTTGGCACTTGGAAACTTCTCTCCCCTTCGGTTGTAGTTGAACCAGATGTTAAAATCGGGTTCGCTATCTTTCTCTTTTTGTGTATTCGGATGAACCGAAAACGTCCCGCTCTCCATCATAGGAGGACGGATCACCATTCTCAAATGGCGCTTTTGCTCTTCGCCGTAATATTCCGTGATAACGTGTCCGATAGTCATTTACTCTTCCACCTTTTCAAAAGTTAATGTAAACAGAAAAAACGTCCATGCAAACCAGAATATTCTTTCCTGACTATAAATAGTAAACCCAAACGATGGGGTTATGAAAAATGTTTTTCTATCAGTTGCATATTCAATTTTCTTGAACTTCATCTCAATCATCTCCTCTAAAAAATTCAATAAACGAACGCTCATCGATGATGACCGATTTTTTCCGATCAATATGTTGATCAAACCCAAACACATTGCGCTTATCCTTGCACTCGTTGACACAGATCACGCGAACGGATGGGTAATGCGATCGGATCATGTTTTGAAGGGTTGTTTTACCCGTTCCGATACCGCAGAAAATCAAACTCTCCCCGCGGCATACGCTATCGCGCAATCGGATCTGTTCGCTTTCATCCGGCAACACCTGGTCTAAAAACTCTTGAAGTTTCATCTTAATGCTCTCCTTGTCGTATCGTATCCATCACCGAGACATTCATCCCGCTGACGTTAATCGTGATATCTCCGGTGATGCTAAAGCCCACCAACACATTCCCCGTTTTGCTCACATAATCCATTGATGCCTCACCCCCCGCAAATGTTTTCTTGATACTCAGCGCGTTGTACCGCTTATTGACCGCTTTCGTTTTGAGTTTTTCGCACAGCTTGCTGATAAACGTCGGCTGCTTCATCTCATGCACACCCGCCTCTTTCGCCCAGACACAGTAATGCTGATAGACCGATTTGGTCGGGATCATGATATTCGGGTTGTAGATCAGCGGCAGATCATGCACTTTGCGCACAGATTTATCATCATCAGAGTAACCACCTACCCATTGACTTAGGCACTCTTTGATATAGAGATAGACTTGATCCGTCTCTTCGCGGTACTCCTCGATCGCGCTGTCGAGGATATTGCTTTGGGTGAACTGCATATCGTTTTTGACCAGACGCACCAGCCCCTCGATCACCCAGTTGAGCACGCCGGGCATCTCCTCATCGATGATCTTGGTATGGAGTTTCGGATCCCGTTCTGATTTCGGGATCTGCACGTCGAAAGGGACCATGATCAGACGGCGGATCAGACCGTCATTTTGTCCACCGCCTTGGAGTTTGGTATTGGCCGACATGATCAGCTTCGGCGGTTTGATCAGATCGTAGGGGGATTCGTGTTTCGGGTCCACCGTGATCGTCCCCCCCTCGGCGAGGAGCTTGACCGTCTCGATCTGTCCGTGAGCCGTCGCGTTCCCGGAGAGCTCGCTGGAGATGTTGAGCTTTTTACCTCGCAGCGCATGGAGTTTGTGATCGTACATATCCTGAACCGTCAGGTTCGAGACGTCTTTTTTGTCGAACAGCGCGGCGATAACTTTGATCAGGAGCGATTTACCGTTCGCCCCCTGCCCGTAGAGAAAGAGAAAGTTTTGGATATACCCCGGCAAAAACAGATACCCGAAATACTCCTGAACCACCATCCGCACCGCTTCATCCGGCAAGATCCGCTCTATCGTTTTAAGCCACTTTTTCGCTTTGGCGTTCGGATCGTACGCATACGGCAGAACGTAGGTCATACAGTCGTCTCGCTCATGCGCTTTGTGGGTGATGTTCCCCATCTCGTCGATGATGATCGTCCCCCCTTGATGGTTGATCACCGCGTAGTTCTCCCAGCGTGATTTCATATCGTCGATATGGTACGCCTTGTCTCGGATCGATTCGAGCGCCGGACGTTTGAACGTCCCGTAGTTCTCGCGCTGTTTCGGGTTGACCCGCGCCATCTCCAAAAATCGGTTAAAGGTATTCGAGAGCTGCGTATCGGTCACCGGCTGATAGTGGGTTCCGCACCAAAACAGATATTGCCCCGATAGCCGAACGAAATCGACCCCGACGTCGAGGAACGATTGGTGCCAGTGCATCACCACGTCGGCCGCGACGTGTTTACGCATATCCCCCACCATCGTTTTATCGAAATACTCATAGAGCACCGCGTCCTCGCACGCATCCTCCAGTATCGCCACCCCTTTGGCGCATTTCTTCTCGAACTCAGCGATGTTCGCTTTCTCTTCGTCGCTGATGTTGGTCAGACGGGAGAGACGAACCAGCTCCGCTTTCTCGGGATACTTTCGGATCTGAGCGTTGGCTCGATCCATGATCGCGCTGTACGCTTTGGATTCGGGATCGCGTTTGAGCACGTCGATAAATATCTTCATCATCTCCGAGAGCTCATTGTCCCGCTCATGGTGCAACGGTTTCAGGTGCTCCATCATAGTGCCCGAAACCTCTTCCCACGTTTTCGTGACGCTTTGGACGAATCGGCTGTTTTGTAGACGACGGATCAGCGCGTCCGCTCCGATGCGGCCGATTTTTACTAGGTAGTCTGAGGCATCCGCTTTATTCTCTGCGGTAGGATCGAGACGTCGCCAGTCCACGATCATCACCGAGGCGCAGACCTCTTTGATCTCATGGAAAAATTTATCACTTGCTTTGCGCCCAGGTTCATCGTTATCAAGCCAAAGGATGATATGTGCATCACGTAATACTTCACGATGAGGAAGCCATGTTTCTGATGTCCCCCCGAGCGTCAGACACGCTACCCCATAGAGGCTGAGATTGAGCGCATCCTTTTCCCCCTCGCACACGACGATGGGACCGAAACTCCACAGATCATCGAAGAGCGCTTTAGGAAACGGATAGCTCCCATGCTCTCCGGCCCCCTTGATCCACTTCGATCCTTTGACCCGCGTATTGAGTTTGATGAAATATCCCGTCTCCGGGTTGATGACGTTATTTCCGTTCTCGTCTTTGTGGTGATCCCATTTCTCCCGCGTTTTACCGTAGTAAAATTCGCCGTTGTCGTGGTTAAAAATCGATGGGCTGTCATGGTAATGGCTCCACCCCATAAAAGAGAGGGCGAGATCCGCTCTCTCTTTCGGAGCATCCATCAAAAACGGATAATACTTTTGGATCAGTTCGGGTTTGCTCTCCAACACACGGCGAAGAGCGTTTTGATCTTTCTCATACCGTACTTTGAGTTTCTCTTTCGCCTCTTCGGTCGTCGTCGAAGCGATGAGCATCGCCTCTTCCCGCTCCTTTTGACGATCATGGTATCGTTGCTGCGCTTCGGTCTTTTCACTCATGCCAACAACCCCCATGCCAACGGTACCATTCGTCCAACCTGTCCGTTCCCAATGGCTTTAATTCGGTGTATCCGATTGGCCACCCCATGAGCCACTCTTCCCAGTTCGGGTTCAGGAGGCCATTTTCTCCAATACGTTGCAAGTGCTCTTGCAGGTTTACACCTCGTGATGAATTCATCATTCTTTTCAAAAGAGCTTCCTGACTCATCCCCCCCCTCCAGTCTCGTGCCAAAGGAGTAGGATATAAACTCATGACCTCTGGATTCGCAAGCGAAAAATTCCGCCGCCCCTGATCCTTCCATTTTTTGGATGTTCGCTTCACTTTGTAATCGGAACTCTGTGGAGTTGGAAAATTTATCACCTGCCCGACTATCCCGTTGCGCGGATCTGCTGATACATTCCCGCGCTTCTCTGCATCGTTCGCTTTTGGAGTGTAGAAAAATTTTGGGATTGATCTCTCCGATGCGTATTCGATGTCGTCGAATAGACTTTCTGATAGCTCGGAAGTTTTCATGCTCTTCGCTAACGCGCTTTGCGACGATCCATATTCGGTCACGCTTGTGGGGAGCACCGGCGTTGTGCGCTCCGATAACTCCCCATTGACAGTCATACCCCATCGCGGTAAGATCTCCAACGACTCGATCTCCTCCCCGAGAAGTGAGAAGCGGCGAATTTTCCACGAAAACGTGTTTGGGTCGTACTTCGCCGATGATCCGCGCCATTTCTCGCCAAAGCCCCGACCGCTCTCCGTCCAGTCCGCATCCTTTTCCGGCAGAGCTGATGTCCTGGCATGGAAATCCGCCAGATATGACATCAACAATTCCTCGCCACGGGTATCCGTCAAAACTTCGCACGTCAGACCATATCGGGAAAGGTTCGAAGGTTCCGTCATTTTGTCGTTGTGCCAAAACTTGTGCCGCGTAGGCATCACGCTCAACGGCGCAGACGGTACGCCATCCGAGGAGTTTTCCTCCGAGTATGCCTCCACCAGCGCCCGCGAAAAGAGCCAACTCATTCATAATCCCAAATCTTCCACGATCTTCTCTGCGGCCTCTTTGGTAGTGATCCCCATGATTTTCGCTGTGAAATCTATGATGTCCGCTTTCGTATCGCACGAAAAACATTTCCCGTAATTCCCCCGGACGTTCACCGAAAAGCTCGGATGCTTGTCCTCATGAAACGGGCACAGACACTTCGGAGCGCTCAAGGAAGTAAACTTCACCCCCAGATACACCTCGGCATAGGTTGCGAACTCCGCCCCCTCTTTCGCCAGTTTGAAAACATCCCTCTTTTGCGCCGTTTTTTGTGATTCGCTGCCACCGCTCATCTTCTCTCCTTTTTTTT